ACCTAAACCAGCGTAGATGCTTGTCAAAACCGGCTGATATTTTTCGGCGCCCAAGAACTTATGCACTTCTGTGGCAGACTCTTTAAAGTCAAGCTCTGGACCCCATACCAAATCCATAGTACCACCGCCAACATTACTGGCCAAAATGTTTCTTAGTTTGTTGACACCAGTCTTAGTTGGCAAAATCTTGTTGTCTAGATCCCCCAATCTCCATAACCGTATATTAGAAATAGCACCGTCCAGAGCAGACATGTCTGCTAGCTTCATTTTTTCAAGCATGATAACATCGTCCAAGACAGACAATATCATAGGGTTGGCCCACAACTGCCAATCGTCTTTTTTATAGTAATAGATGGATGTTTTTTCAGGATCTAGAGGAATTACGCTCTTGCCATCTTTAACGGCTTTAACTAGATCTTTAGGAAGCTTGGCAACTATCTCTGGATAATCATTTCCAGATATAATCATTCTCTTAATAGTAGCAGAAACTTTAAGTCCTAGCTGGGGATTGCCCGCGAAGATAGCTAGTTGACCGCCGATAATCTCTACCGTAAGAGGGTTTAGAAAGTCATACTTCCAAGGAATCTCTCTTTTTGATATTTTAGGAATAACGATTTCTATGTCTGCGGCTGAACTTTTAGTAAGCTCCCTTTCCAGCTTTTTAGATAGTTTAGCGTTCTGCCTCTTGACAACAACATTGCCACATCTATATAGAGTGTTAAGGAATCTTTCCGAGCGCTCTTTACCAGAAACTTTATCAAACCATTTCTGGAAGAATTTTTCAATCCTCTTGTTGGGATGAACGATGGTGATTCCCTGAGTAGCAAAGTCACCCATTAAATCAATAACGTTTCTGATAATCCCAACTCTATCATACGCATCCATACAGTTAGAAATAATCTTTTTTTGTTGTCTAGGAACGGCTTCTCTAGATCTAAATCTATTATAGTCATCTCTCTGATAACCAGTTCTAACAGAAATATTAGTCTCAACATCTAGAAAAGATCTATGTGACGCAGTAGCGCTGCCGATACCATCATAAGCCTCTACGGCAGAAGAAGAAGACGATATGGCCTCTACTTTTTCTTCATGGGTGTCCCACGTCACAAAAGCCGGTTCTGGTACATAATTTTTGATTGGGCTATCTTGTTTTTCAGAATTCGCCATGCTAACACCTGTAATAGAATTGTAATGGTATTGAATACCTATTCACAGTATTATACACCATTGGGCTTTAATAAATATCCTTCATACCCTCTGTAAACCACGCAGGCCCTATAAAATCCGGCCCATCCAGAGAATCCCCCCTTGCAGCAAAGCCACCCGTAAATTCGTGAGTAGGAGGAATCGGGGTTCTCTGCATGGTTCTACCGGCCATATTAGCCATCAATAGGGCACTATACCTGTCTTTTCTTAGACGACTTTTTCTACCGCCCGGAAGTTTAACTTCTGGTGTGTCCCATTTATCTCTGCCGGATGCAGTTTGACTCATCACAATCATAGACAACTCGTCTTTAAGCTCTTCAATCTCCATAACACAGTCTTCTAAAGTGTCATACTTTCTCTTTTCAATCTTATCTTCGGAAGCGGCAATACCCAAAGAGACAGCGTCGAAAAACGGAAACAGTAAAACCTTGTCCTCAAAATCTTTTCTCATGCCATGATTTCCTTCTGCCAACCAATCAGACTTAGCAAATTGACACATTTCCAAAATATGCAAACCCGGATTTCCATCAGTGTCTTTTTCCTTGTTGTCGTCTATGATTTCCCATATCGGAAGCTCGCCCTCCTCTATTTTATCTCCGTCGTGCAAAGCCTCCATAACCGCGATGCCTCCCCCTTGAGCATCCATAGCAATTCTTTCGCACGGAAAGGTCTTCATCAAGTCGCGAATTTTACGAGCGCAATATGAGTAAAAATCGGTTTCTTTAACAATGCCCATCTTAACTTTAATCTTGTGGTCTGCTCTGGTGGTGGTCCAACAATGAACAACACGACGGTGATCTTCATGTAGCTCGATAACAACAATGCTGAAGTTGTCTACTTCTGAAGCGGGGTCCACGCCATATATATATCTACAATTAGGATTTCCTTTTAAAACCGCCTCAAAAGCAACCTCTCCGCTAGGCAGCGAAATGTTATTTTGATAAGAAGCGACACAAGTCTCTATAAGAGATCTTTTAAAGAAGCCTTGACTATCCGTACTAAAACAAGCTCCAAATTCCATCTCATAAATGCCAGAATGAACAGTGGCTCTAGATCTGGCTACCTGAGCATCATCCATAAACCCCTCTGGAACAAGCTCAAAGGGAATTCTGATGATACTGTACTGGCGCCAATCAAACCCGTTGGGAATTTTATCATCACCAAAGATTTCTTGAAGATGCTTTTTCCTCCCCCTGCTTTTTATTATAGACTTCCACTTTTTCCAATACTCTGAGAAATGATTAAAATCATAATAAGCAGTACCAGAGAGAATAATTTGGTTTGAAATATTAGTCAAAACTTCTTCTTCATCCTCGATCTCATTTCCTAGCTCAAGAGCCTTCTTCTGGGCCGCTACTCTCTTTACGTTTTCTATAGGGGATGAACTTACAGCAGCAAATCCCGCAACAACATTTTCGAATATTTCGCGAGGAATAGACGCAAATTCGTCTGCGATAATATCATTAGCCCGCTGGCCTCTAATCTTTGATCCATCACCCAGCGGTAAGCATATAATAGTGCTGTCACCAATGGTCATTTGGCATCTGTCTACATCGCGTCTTGGAGTGCAAGTTATCATGTCTCGAAGTATGGGGGCGTTTTTATAGATTGTCTCCATATATTCAAACAGAACTTTTGATTGGCGAAAAGCAGCGCCGACAATAACAACTTTACGCGGAGATAAAAGAACGGCCCTCATCATAGCGTACAGAGACAAAATGAACGATTTGCCAAAACCTCTGGACGCTATAAGCATGGGGAACTTGCGATTCCACATCTCCTTTAGCATTAATGCTTGAACAGGCAAAAGGTCAATGTTAAAAATATTCTTAACTATAAAGCTAAAATACTCAGGATTGCTCATGAACCAAGCTAGATGCATCTGAAATTTATCTGGATCTTCAGACGAAAGAATTGACAGCGGATTGAAAAGACTCTTCTCATCTATGTCTATATTTAACCAAGCATCTTCAATGGTTTTTAGATCACTCATGTTGTCTGACTATCTCTTGAAATATATCTATCACTTTGCTTTCAGCCTCTTCTTTTCCATCGCAAAATATAACAGAAACCCCATAGTCTTCTTCGTACTTATAAAGCTGTTTTCTCATGAACTTGCCGTTCATCCTGATATATTTAATAATACGCTTGGGGATGGAAGAGTTCAAAGGGAACTGCAATAAATCGCTTTCTGTAAATTCGCAAACGATATACTTATGATCAAACTTAGACAAGCGCTCCATTTCTCTCTCAAATCTATCTTTGTACTTGCCAAGGTTAGTAGCTAGTTCAGAAGTGCTTTTCTTTCTTTCTATAGCTATAACTTCTTCGTATCCCTGAAGCGTATAATCTCCAGTCTTAAGCGTAGCTATTGTAGTTTCGCAATCATAAAAAGCAAAACTAAATGGGTTTTGTTCTCTAGTGTCCTGAATTATTATCATTCATAGCACTTATTATATTGTTAAAAAGCGGTTCATAGTATAGCTCCTTGTCTGTAACCATTTTGTGACAAAAGTTACAAAGCGTTATACCATTAGAGTCCTCGTATCTAAGAGAAGGATAATCCGACCACCTCTTGATGTGGTGTACCTGAGTATACCTTCCTCCCCTAGAACACCCCGGCATCTTGCACGAATATTTGTCCCTCTTTTTTATACGGCGTCTCCATTCTTTATATAAGGGATCGCTAAAATCTCTTTTATGCACATTACACCCGCTGAATCTTAATAATTTTCATCTTCTTCTTGACAATTTCCGCCGCCTCTTTATAGCGGGGATTTTTACGCTGTTTAGATATCATCTTGTAAACTTTTTCATGAGCTTCTGCGCATGCGTCGTCTGGATCTTCAGAGTTGGTAGTAACCCAAAAGATGGCCTTTGTTTCACTTAGGCCCAGCTTCTCCAACTCCTTCAGCGCTTTGCTTATGTCTACTTTTATCTTGTATTTTTTTTTGGGCATTTAATTTTTCCCGATCTTTTTGTTCAGCACACTCTGGGCAAGCCCACATATCGTGCTTGTGAGGTTTGGCGTAATGTAAGATCCTAACCTCCGTATCCATAATCGTATACAGCCTTGCGCTGTCACTCTTCATAAGAAAATAAATATCCTCGGCGTGTCCGTTGGCTTCCTCTCTCAAAGAGAAAACCTCACTACGAAGCAGAGAAGTATGATAAACCAACACTGCTAACGTAAGAGTAGCCACTGTGGCTAGAAACGTAGTTTTTTTACTCATCCTATCATCTCCTGTTCCTTGAATTGTTGGATATCGTATGATACCATCCTAGAAACTAATCCGTCAAATCCCACCTGCGGATCCCATCCCAGCACTACTTTTGCCTTGGAGTAGCACCCCTTTAAATACGGGACTTCGGATGGCCTCATAAATCTTGGATCTTGAACTACAAAATCCATGTAATCTTCTATATCAATTTTACTAAACGCGGCTTCCAGAAAATCCCTAACGGAATGTGTGGTTCCGGTAG